AGATTGCTCGACAGATGGCAGCGAAGGCACCGATTCCTGTAGACCCTGTGATCCAACAAGCAGTCGATGCGGCTCTTGAGAAACTGATCGGCGGAACCAACCGTCTCGCCAATGCGACGAAGCGTGGGGCGAAGGGTGTCGTCGAAGGCTACAAGTCCGATCGCGACGAAGCCAAGAAGAAGGCGGCTAAGTGAGTAAGCAGAAGAAGGGCATGTCCTTCAGCCTTGGTGGCGGACTCCGGTGGGTTCACGAGTCACGGTTCTGTGACGAGCTTCAGATGAAGCCGGCTACGTTCCGCAAGATGTGTCGGTCCATCGGGGTTCCGATGCTGCAGATCCACGATGACTGGCTTGTGAACATCCACATGTTCCGAATCGGGATGTGGGCTGCTTGCCGTTTCGGTCAGCCCGACTTCCTCGTACCCGGCTGCACCACACTGACACGGGGGAAGCGTCGCAAATCGCAAGCCGTTTCAGTGCCTCGCGAGTACATCGAAGCTAATCTGCCGAACCTTATTGAAGAGATCAACAAAGCCCGCATCATGGACGGAGTCGAACTGGAACAACGCACGATCGACGAGTCCCGTGACGCAGCTCGCCGGATGCTCAACCTTCTCAACCCCAGGACCTGACCCATGGCCAAGTACGTCGTCGTCGCCAAAGAAATGTTCACCGATCTTGTTCGCTCATTCGGTAAGGGTGGAAAGGAGTTCCGCACTTCACTTGAGACCAGTGTCGCAAAGGGCTTGAGGCGACACAACAAGACGAGAGACTTAGTGCATGAATCCTACATGTCCAGGACCGGTAAGCCGGTTCCTGAAAACAAAGTCGTGCTCAAGGCGGACTTCCTCGCTAATTTGGAGAGGGCAGTAGAGGAAAAGAAACGTGCCCAGACGAAGACTGAGCGTTTGTTCCCGCGCGAAAGACGAGAACAGCTAGGTCTTCCTAGCGGAGCTGAATGGCGGGCACAAAAGAAAAAGCCAAAGCTTCTACGAAACAAGCTTGTTTTTAAGAAGGGCTACCAGATGAGGGATGAAATGGGCCGCCAGTAAAACCAAGAGGGCTACTGATATGCCGTTCAAGTCGAAGGCCCAGCAGGGCTACATGTTCGCGAAGATGCCGAAGACCGCCAAGAAGTGGGCGAAGGAAACTCCGAACATGAAGTCACTCCCGAAGAAGGCACCCAAGAAGCGGAGCAAGTAATGGCGGCGAAGAAGCGCTTCAAGTTCAAGGCGGTCCACAAGAACCCAGAGGGTGGGCTCAGTGAAGCTGGTCGGGAGGCGTACAACCGAGCGACCGGTGGCAACTTGAAGAGACCGCAGCCTGAGGGTGGCTCACGGCGCAACAGCTTCTGTGCTCGGATGAAGGGCATGAAGAAGCGGCTCACGAGCGCGAAGACTGCGAACGATCCAAACTCCCGCATCAACAAGAGCCTTCGGGCCTGGAACTGCTGATATGCCAAACCTACACGGACGCTACGACCGGCTGAAGATGCACGAAGAGGCCAACGAGCCTCATCCTGATCCATTGAAGCCGCCGACCAAGAAGCGGAAGCCACGGAACATGAAAGCCATGAAGGACCGCATGGCTGAGATCAAGCAGCGCATGATGGGCAAGGGTACCTGATGTCCGAGGTTCGACGCACCAACCCCGAACGCTGGAAGGCCATCGTCTCTAGGTTCAAGGCGTCCTCAAAGGGCGGCGCTCCTGGCCAGTGGTCTGCCCGCAAAGCTCAGCTGGCGACCCAAGCCTACAAATCCAGCGGGGGTTCCTACGTCGGGCCCAAGAAGGCGGACAACAGTCTGTCGAAGTGGACCCGCGAGGAATGGACCACCAAGTCGGGCAAGCCGTCGACGCAGGGATCGCAGGCCACGGGTGAACGGTACTTGCCGAAGAAGGCGATTCAGTCGATGTCTTCGGAAGAGTACGCTCGAACGACGGCAGCGAAGCGAGCGGGCCGTGCGGCCGGCAAACAGTTCGTGAGTCAGCCGAAGGACATTGCGGAAAAGACCCGCAGATACAGGAAGTGATTCATGGCGAAGCGTCCGATGCTACCACCTGCTACACTTGGCAAGCCCTCCAAGAAATCGAAGTACTCCGAAGAGGAAGACGACGATGATGAAGAAGAGGGTGAATGTGGCTGCGATGGCCACGAAGAGGAAGGGATCATGCTGAAGATCTCGATCCTTTTGCCAGATTCTCTTCAGCGAAAGGGCTAACCATGCCGAAGGTCAACGGAAAGAGCTTCCCTTACACGGTCAAGGGAAAGGCAGCTGCGAATCGCGCTGCAAAGAAGACCGGCACCATGAAGAAGGTTGCGGCCACCAAGATGGTCCGCAAGAGCGGAGGTAAGGTCTAATGGCAAAGAAGAAGACGACCAGTTCCAAGGTGAAGGCTGTGAGCACCAAGCGCAACGTGCGCGGCAAGATGGGCGCTATCTCTGGCGCTCGTTCCCGCTCCGCGAACGCAGGTACTATCCAAGGTGGTGGCGGGGGCAAAGGCGGTTGATCAGTGGGGGTTGAATGTCCCAACTCGACACCAGATTCCTAGCTGAACTGAGCGCCCGTGGTGTGATGTCTGAGGACGTCCCCACGGGCGGTCGAGCTTCTGCTGAGCTATTTCGGCGGGAAACGCCGGTGCCTCAGCGGCCGTATCCTGGGCAAGCAGAACTGCTGCAGGATGAGGCGAAGCAGTTAGCTGGTGGCTCGAAGCGCATGGTCGGCAGGATGACCGAGGCGCTCAAGGGAATCATCGAGGGCAATCCGTACACGGAAACCTTCGGGGTCACGCGGGCTCCGATCGGGAACTTCGTGGATCCGTTCTTTCGGGTTGACGTGCAGCCGGACATGCCGTTTGAGTTCTCGTCGATTGCGCCCGCGTTCGACGATCCGAAGCTCACGGCTCAGTTCTATGAGCACACGAAGAAGCTTTTGGCGAGCAAGAAGTACAGTGCTACTGCGCCTGAGATCAAGCAAGCTGCTGAACTGTTGAACTCGTTCGGGGAGCCGTACCACGTTGTCCTGCAAACGGGCTTTGCAGCTGGACCGAAGTTTCATGCGAGCAACGTGAAGCAATCCTTCGTGTTGCCGTTGTTGCTTGAGGGGATGGCTACTGCGCCTGATACCGCTGAGATGAGCGTTCGTGGTAACGAGCGTTGGAAGAAGCGTTCAGGGGTGCTGGCTCGAAGCAACTACATTGAGTCGTTGCACGGTGAACTGGCGGTTATGAAAGCCAAGGGTAGTAAGGCTTCTGGACCGTTGCTGGCCGATGCTATCAGTATGTACCTGTCGCGGTTGGCCCCGTCCATCGGGCTTCGGAAGGGCCGTGGCCCCAACGATCTTCCGTTGACTCCTCGGTTGGATGCCAACATCCCACCGATCCAACAGGCGTTGAGGGCGGCTCGCAAGGACATCGGGGCCCGTGAGGCTGCGAAGTTCCGGCAGATGACCACCCAAGAGTTCCGCGCTCTCGACCCCGAAGGTCGTTACAAAGCAGTCGCTGACAACATCAAGCAGTTTATCTCTCAAGAAGAACAGTATGCTCTTGTGAGAAATGCGGGTGGTAATTTGAAAGCGTTGCCGCCGGAAGAGCGGTTGGTTCGTGTTCTCAGGTCTCTTGGGGAGTTGTACGGGACCGAAGCGCGGGATCGGATCGTGCAGATGACGGCGGGCCGGACTGGGCCTACGATCAGGCCGGGCGTTCAGCGTCGTGGGCCAGAGGCGGGCATTCCGTCGGAGACTCGACTGACCAAGAAGGTCGTTGAGGAGAAGATCCTGAAGCCGGCGGAAGCAGAGAAGATTATGAAGCAGACTGCGAAGCGGCTCGGAGTGACACCGAAGAATCCCGTGGCTGTGTTGGCGATCGCGGCCCTGTTGTCGGCGGCCATGTACGCAGGCATGGGTGAACGGGAGGCCGCATGAACCCGAAGACGAAAGAGACCATTGAGGACGGCGAGAGTGTGATCCGCTCGATGTTCTCGATTGACGGGGTGGCTGCAGCCATTCAGCGGTCCGGCTTTGATGTGGAGGAGGAGGTGTCGATGTACATCGATATCGCCCGTAATTCGCTGGAAGACAACACGAGGCTTGCCGCTCTGCAAAGGTTGAATAGGCGTGTACGAGAAGTTGCAGAAGTGAATGGCATGATCTCGACTGGATCTGTTAGAATGGTCTCCCATGAAGAAGACGGAACCCTCGTCGAACGCACCCGCTCAGAATCCCGCCTCCTCTCCCAAGTTCGCGGGCTTCCAATCCCTGGCAAGTCCTTCATCTCCTCCCGTGTCCTCCCACCGGCCACAAGTACTGGAGAAACTCGACCGAGTGACCCCTCGGCTTCGTAATGAGGACTTCGCGCGTGGGGGCGCGATGACGTTCGAGGACCTCGGGGTCATCGAGATAGATCGCTTGGTTGGAAACCCATCGGACTTCGGAGCTCGACTTCGGAAGACGTTGTGTGGCCCAGACGGGCTCATCAACCACAAGTGGGCAGAGGTCGCGTCACGGGTTTCGATTGTGTCTCCGGGCACATCGGATCCGACCATGATGCTGATGGTCTTGTGCCAGTTGGCTGCTGCCGAGTTGTTCATTGACGGAGATCTTCGTCGGGCTCTGAACGACTGATGGAAATCAAGAAGATCCAAAGTCGTGAGGATGGCAATCCAAATTATCCGCTTCCGGCAGACTACGACGATCTGACCGAAGATGGTCAGCGGATGGCGCGAGTGAACGCTTGTCGTCAGTGGTTGATTCCCGAAGAGAACCTAGAGACCCGAGGCAACAATCTTGTGGCTTCGGTGTGGTGGTTCGATCGGTATTACTTGTGGCCTGACGACGAAGCTGATTTCAATCCGCTGTTCTACGACGACACGCCGCTGGAGACGCCGGACTTTCACTGGGTCCTGCTGCGGCAGTGGGCTTCGTACAGGTTGACGGCGGCGGTTGCGCCTCGTGGTTCTGCGAAGTCGTACCTGAACTGCAAGGACATGCTGCTCCGGTTGATTACGCGGCCTGCATATTCATTCGTTTATGCAACGTCCACGCACCCGAACGCGCGTGAGGTCGGCGAGCGCATCAAGCGCCAGCTGATCCACAACCAGCGGATCAACGACGACTTCTCGCCGGAGTACGACGGCAATCGAATCGTGCCCCGTCGTGGCGAAGGCTCGTTCAGCACCGAGCACATGATCTTGAACAATGGGTCGTGGCTGCGGCTTTTGAGCGCGTCATCGAAGCAGCGTGGTGGCCGTCCACGTCGATACCGTCTTGACGACCCTGAGTACGATCCGAAAAGCTCGACGCCAATGTCGGTGCTTCGGGCGTACATGTCGGAACTGCTGTTCAAGATCGTGATCCCGATGGTCACGCGCCCAGATACAGGAGTCGATTGGGTCGGTACGTTCGTGTCGAAACGCCATTATCTGTGGCACGCAATGCAGTTGGATGACACGCCGGAAGGACAACGGGCGAAGGATCCCCGATTCAATCGGTGGTCTCGTCTCGTGATCCCTGCGGCTATTGAAGAGAACGGCTCCATGATGTCATGCTGGCCAGACATGTGGCCAACGACTCGTGAAGAGCGCATGAAACTAGCAGTTACGCGCCCACGATTCAAGGAGGCTCTTTCGCTGGAGGAGATCCGTGAAACGATCGGGTCCGCCAACTTTGCCTCGGAGTACTTGGCGTCCCCTGGCGACGGCGAAGGCGCGTTCTTCGGGGACCTCGATGACGTGAAGCACGGCTGGTGGTTCGAGGAGATCGACGACCGTCTCGACCAACCGCTCTCCACGACCACGTACATCTGCTGGCATGAGCGTCGCGGCGACGAGCTCAGCCTTCAGCGGATGCCGTTGCCTGACTTCCTCCGCAGCTACGTCCGCACGTTCATCACCGCCGATACTTCGCACACGTCCGGCAAGGACTCGGACTTTAAGGTCTGCTGCTTGATGGCCGTGTCACCTCAAAACGACCTGTTCGTCCTCGACCTCTGGGCTCGTCAGGGCCAAGAGTCCGAGTTGGTGCGCGGGATCTTCGAGATGGCCGATCGCTGGAAATGTCCGACAGTTCATCCGGAATCGATTCGTCAGGGCGTCTCACTCTACAACGCGCTCTCCTCGATCGTTTCGACCCGCGCCAACGACATGGCTGGCGTCGAGCACTTGCCAAAGATCGTCAAACTGAACCCGGGCATCTCGGAGAAGCAGGACAAGATCGCCGGTCTCCAGTTCCGCTTCGAGCACGGCAAGATCAAGTTGCCGCTGTGGCGACGTGACCAGTTGCCGTGGCGTCACCTCTTCGACCAGATCGAGTCGTTCAACCCCGAAGCCCAAGACGGCGGATTGGAGAAGGACGACTGCTTGGATGCGGTCGCCATGTCCCAGTTCATCCTGAAAGGCCGGCTTTCGAAGGCGGGACCAGCTGCAGCCCAGAAAACCTTGTTCGAGCGTCTTCGCGACGGCGACTTCGTAGAGAGCGGAGTCCACATCGGCGAAGGTCTCGACATCAACCAGTTGTCCGCAAGCCAAATCAACGAGATCCTCGATGCACGAACCCCAGATCCACGACCGAACGGGCGCTCCAAGATCTGAATCCCGAGTACCCCAAGGTCTTTTTGAGGCCATGGCTCGATGGTATTTCGGAGGTTCTGTAGAGAAAGAACCCCCACTGGATCGCGGGGCGGATCAAGAGGTCACAATTTCCGATGCTTGGATGGGGCTTCTCTGTCTTTCCTACTTCGGCAATGGTGCACGTCACCCGTCCGTAGGAATCAGTGGGGGTTCCCCGTATGCTGCCGACCTCCCTCCCAAGGAGTCGGTGACTCAATACGCTCAAGTAAGGAACCAAGTCCAGATGGTCCCCGGCGGGTTCGCGGCCCGGAAAGCACAGGCACGAAATGGCAAACGACAAGATCAAACTGACCAAGGATCCGATGGCGTTGGCTCGGATCATCGACGAGCACTGCGAACGGGAGACGAATCGCCTGGCGTACCGCAGGGCGACGTGGCTCGTGGCCCTGTACTACCTGATGGGGGCCCGTCAGTTTGATGTGTTTGACCCCGAGAGTGGCACCGTCCGATATTCTTATCTGGACGAGCAGGACCGGCTGGACTTCCAGTCGTCCGAGTTGCTCAGTGCCGTGGACAAGATCTCTGGCCGGCTGAGCAGCTTGGACTTCAGGCCGCTCGTGATGCGGGTCGGGTCGTCGTTGAGCTCGATCCGGCAGCGGTCGATCGCCCAGATCATGCTGGATCAGGTGGTCTCGGATCATCAGTTGCAGCGGGTGGTCCCCCAGTTCAACCACATCTTCGCGCTTCTGGGTTCCTGCGGAATCACGGGCCACATGGTGAATCACCCGACGATCGGCATGACTGCTGATCTGGAGGTGGTGCACCCGATGGAGTTGTTCCCGTTCCCGAGTTTGACGGCGGACTATACGAAGCAGCGCGGGTTGTTGAGGCAGCGCGTCGTGTCGATGGACTTCCTCAAGGACACGTTCGGCCCGAAGGTTGCCCGCAACAAGGAACGGATGGAGTTCTACACGATCAAGCCGGGCGAGACTTTCGAGCAGCAGAACGCCAACGAGTACACCCTTGGTTCTCAGGTGGTCTACTCGGATCAGAAGGTCGTCGGTCACGACCCAGAAGCTGATTCGATGCAGGTCGTTCGGGTCCGTGAGTTGTGGCTGAAGGGTCCTCGGGACACTGTCACACGGTACGTCGTGACGAGTGGTGAGTACGTGATCCACGATGAGGATCTGGAGGGCCAAGAGGTTTACTGCCCGATCGGGTTTGCACGGTTCATGGAGAACGGTTCGTTCCACGGAGCCGGCGTCTTCGATCTGTTGTTCCCGCTGTGTCGGGAGGCAGAACGGTTGCAGAAGTCGCTGTTCAACAACATTCGGGACATCGACAAGTACGGTGTGTTGGTGTTGCCGCACGGCTCGTTCAACGCGAACACGATGTTGCGAGACGTCGGTCAGGGACTGCGCGTGTTCCCATGGGAACCGGATCCGATCAGCGAAGGCTTCCGACCGTTCAACATTACGCCGTACAACTCGGGTGACGTGCCCGGGCGCGTGAGCGCGTTCGCGGTTCAACAGATCGACCGATTGAACCCGATCCGTGATTTGATTGCGGAGAAGGGCCGGGTGGACTCGGCCACGGGTCTGCAGTTCTTGGATGAACAGGTCAACCGAGCGATGAACACGCCGACTGCTGGTGTGCAGCAAGCGTGGGGTGACTGCTATCGAGCGGTGCTTGCGGGCTCGGTGCGTGAGGTTGTGTTCAGCCCGAAGACGTTCACCGTTGATCAGTTGACGCTGGATCTTGCGGGCGTTGTGGTGGATCCAGAGACGATGGCTGTGAGCTTCGAGCGCAATCCGTTGCCGTCGTTGAGCCAGCTGTCGTTCAAGATCAAGGACATCAATCCGAGGAGCAAGGTGGCTCGCAAGCAGGAAGCCCTCCAGCTCCAGCAGCAGTTCCAGATTGATCCGGACACCTTCATGCTGTTCGCGCTGAAGGAAGGTCTCGACTTCGCGATGTGGACCGACGAACATCAGTCCGCCTACGAGTCCGTGGTTCGCAACTGTTTGCTGTTGTACGGTGACGGCAAGGAACCCGGGCAGTTGATTTTGACGCCGCAGACGTCGAAGCCCGAGATGCAGATCCGAGTGCTCAATTCGTTCATGGCTTCACCGACGATGGCGGTTGCGTCGGCCGAGGTACAGAATGCATTCATTGAGTACCACAAGACGATGCTCGGATTCATGGGACTTGTGTTGCCGAATGCCCTTCCCAATCCTGACGATGTGGCTATGCTAGGCAAACTGGACCAGCAGATGGCCCAGCTGCAGGGGCTCCAGCAGGGGGCACCGGCTCCGCAGCCCGGAATGGTGCCCCAGATGCAAGGGATGTAAATGGCAGACATCGACCTTTCAACAACGATCACGCTTGACGACGGCACCGAGGTTTCCATCGGGGATCTCGTGCAGAGCCGCAAGGATCTGGCGGAAGCAATCGAGATCAACGACACGCTGCAGGGTGACCTGAAGCGCGTTGGTACTTTGTTCCGCGCTGATGCTTCGGCAGATGAGCGTGAAGATGCGACCCGCAACATCTTGGCGGACCTTGGGTACGAGGATCAACAGATCGACCAGTACCTCGGAGCTGTACGCGCACGTATGCAGCAGGGTACCCCGAAACCGGACACCGAAGACGATGCGCCGGAGTTCCCCGATGACGATGAAGACGAGATTGAAGAGATCGATCTCCCCGATCTGGAAGACGACACCAATCCCAGTGGGGGTTCACAAGAGGACACCATGAGCAACGAACAGATTCTCCGACAGGAACTTGAGGCACAGCGAGCTGAACTTCACAAGATGCGCGTGAGGGAACTCCGCGAGAACCTCAACTCCCAGTTGGATCGAGTGCTGGAAAAGAACGCTGATTTCCAGAGACTTCTGGAAAGCGCGAAGTCCACTCGTGGTGACGAGGGCCTCCAGCAAGCGAAGCAGACCTTGCGGTCTCAGCTTGAGCAGAGGGCCATCGAACGAATGCAAGCCCGACGGGCTTCCGCAGGAACCTTTGAGGACGCATGGATGTCCGAAGAGGTTGAGAAAGCAGTAGAGCCCGTAGTGGGCACATTTCGGTCGGTAATCGGAGACATTGACCGTTTGGGTCGGTCTTCGGAAACGGTCACCGGACTCGACGCGCAGGAGATTCTGCGCTCTAAGCCAGTTCCCGAGCCTGAGTACAAGCCTGGTGCATCCCTGAGCGACATTGAGTCCCAGGTCAAGAACTTCGCATCAGACACGATCAAGCGGGCATTGGCATCGTCTCCAGGTGAATCCGCAATCTGATCTGAAGGAAACAAGTCATGCCTTTCGCAACAACCGGGTCGATCTTCGACCGTCAGTCAAACCGCATTCAGGAAGTTCTCAACAAGTCGATGCGCGTGTTCCTCGCCGGTCTCGATCCGGTGTGGCGCGACAACGTCGTCACCAGCCAGGGCGTCGGCAACTCCGGCGATCTCGGCCGCGACCTCAAGATCACTCGCCTCTTCATGGGCAGCCTCACTGGCGTGATCGAGTCGGGCCGTTCGTTCGGCGAACAGGATCTCTACGGATCAGGCACTTCGTCGTTTGGCCCCTCGATGCACCTGCAATCGGCCGCCCAAGCTTACCCAAGCCCGCTTGAGGGTCCGAACGCCACGGCGTATCGCCTCGCGATCCCGATGCGTTCGCTCGTCACCAACCTGATGATCACCCTCGGTGAGAAGCAAGCCGACGCTACGCCGGCGCTCATCGATCAAGTGGTTGCTCCGAAGCTCACCGCGTTCGCCCGCAACATGGCGCACACGCTGTGCAACTACTGGTACCTCTCGCAGAACGATTCGTACCGTCTCTGCGGCATGACCAACACCCAGGTTCGTTCAGTGGCGTCCTCTACTGGTGCAACTGGAACCTCGACCTCGACCTACTACCAGATCAAGTTCAACCCCAGCAACTACGCGGTTCATCGTTTCTCCCGTGGTCAGCGCGTTGACATGGTCTACGCTGACGGTGATCGTGCAAACGACGGACAAGCTGCTCAAGCTAATCAAACCCGTAGTACTCGTGTTCAGCTCATCGTTGAGAGCGTTGATCCGCTGACCAACGAAGTCGTGCTTGTCACGAACGTCGATCCCAACACGACGTTCTTCGATACGGCTGGAAATGCTGCTGGTTCGGCGGTTACGACGACCTACGCGGCGCAGACTGACTTCGATCTTGCGTTCATCGTGTACGCGAACGCGACGATCAACGCATCCAATGTCGGCTCGAACACGTTCGTCGGTATCGCTGGCATCAACAGCTGGCTGAAGAACGGTGCTGAAACTTCGTCCACCAAGCTTCTCGGTGCAGAATCGGATAGCTCCGACTTCATCGATGTTGCAGAGCGTCCGGAGTTCAAGAGCTTCAAGTACAACGTCAACGGGGTTCTCACCGAGTACAACCTGAAGCGTTACCTCCAGCGCGTCCACTCGGCGTTCGAGCCGAATGGTCACACCATCGACACGCTCGTTGCGTCCGAAGGTGTGTGGAGCGCGTACGAGTCGCAGAAGATCGGCCAGTACCGAATCGACCGCACCAACCGTGTCGCGTCGATCACGAGCGAAGGCCAGCAGGAAGGCTTCACCTTCAGCTTCGAGGGCAACTCGTACAAGGGTTACACCTCTCGGTTCGTTGAGCAGGGCACGATGTACGGCATCAAGCTCGGCGGCAAGAACTGGAAGAAGTACGTCCCACCGAGCCCGAACGGTATGTCCAAGATGAGCCAGGCGGACGCTTACGTTCCGTTCGAGTTCGTCGCGGGCGCCATCACCGGCACTTCGACCAACCAGCTCCCGGTCTACGTCACCACCAGCACCAGTGCCGGCAGCAATGCCAACCTGGTGACCCAAGCGAGCCAGATGCCGGGTCGTATCCGCATGCAGCTGGTTCCTGATCAGGTCAACGGCATGAAGCTCACGGGCATCACCGAAGACCGCGTCTACATGAACTCAGACAACATTGTCTGATTCACACTGACGGAAACGGTACAATGGGGCCACCTCGTAAATGGGGTGGCCCCTATTCTTTGGAGTGTTACATGACAATGTCTGACGAGCAGATGACTATCGCTCTGTTGATGGGTACGGAGATGACTCCGGAACGCTTTGAGTTGATCCCTACGTGCCCGTGGTTGGAAAGTCTGCGGCGGAAGACGGGGTTGGAAAACCTCTTCGTGTACCGCCATCGGAAGACCGGCAAGTTCGGTCTGGCTCAGTGGTCCATCAAACCCAAGGTGTTCGGACAGGGCATTGCCGCTGCAACCGAGATCTGCCTCTTCTCGGGTCCTCCGGGAGATCATCCGGCAGATCTGCCGGAGATGGACTGGCTGATGTGGCGCTGCAAGCCAGAGCACGAGATGGTCGACGAGATGCGGAAGAATCGGTACAAGAAGATCAGCGACCGGCAGAGTGCGCTGATGGACCGAAAGACCGTGCTCGACGACATGGAGAAGGTGCTTCGGAAACGGAAGCTGGATGAAGCCGCCGACAAACTGAGTCTTGAAGATGTTCCGGACGACGGGCCAGAGCTGGACCAGATGCGGGAGTTGCTACGCTGGGCCATGAACGAGAAGATCATTTCTACGGGCTAAACCATGCACTCAACCGGATCCATCATCAAGACGTACTGCGAGAAGGTTCGCCACTACTTGGATGATCCGGATCTGGACGCGAAGTACGACGATAACTACTTGGTGCGGTTCTTCATGTCGAGCGCGATGACCGACGTGGTCTCGCGGGTCTCCATGATGTCAGACGCACAGGTCGTGGTTCCGCTGACGGTCACGGTTGCCGCGAACACCCAGTACTACCGGTTGCCCCCGATGGTGCGCCAGGTTCTTCGGGTGGGCATCGTCAATGCGTCAACGGGCGTGTTCATCGAGGACTTCCACCCCCGTAGCGAGTTCAACGTGTACGGCCCAGGCTGGTCGATCGAGGGCAACCTGATCTCGTTCAAGCCCTACCCGACCGAGGCCAAGACGTACACCATCTTGTACGTTCCGTCAGGTGACGTCGCCGCTCACTACGTCTCCGGAACGACAGGAACTTTGAATGCGAACGGGACATTCACGTTGCCATCTACTGGCTTCTTGGGCTCCCTCGATAAACGTGAGAACGCCTACGTGGGCTGCTACTTGCGGATCTTTGGGGCCAATGTCACGGACGAATGCACGATCTCGGCGTACAACGCGACCACCCGAGTGGCCACGCTGCGGACTCCTGCCACGAACGCGGCAGGCTCTTACAGCTACGAGGTCGTTCCGTTCGTGATGGAGCCGATGGTTGATGCAGTCTCGTTGAGCGCGGCGATGCGGGCTGGCGTTGGTCGAAAGATCTCGCAGGGCCAACAGCAATCATTGGCGTTCGCGTACCGCCAAGCCATCAAGACCGCGCATGACACCTTGGGCAACATGAACTCCCGCACTGGAAAGCGATTCAGTGGGGGTACCGTGGACAACATGAACCTCTTCGTGTTCTGATGAACAACGACGAACTTCTCAACACCGCCAACCGGGAGTTCGAGCAGATTCTCCCTGTGTTCTCGCAAGCGTTCACGCAACGCATGACGAGCGGGTTTCAGATTGTCACGTTGGCTCCTGGCCTTAAGTTCGTAGACCCCACCAGTTACTCTGCGCCTGGTTCTGCCCCGAATCAAACGGGTCCGTCGTTGCCTGCGCAGTTCTTCATGCCTGGCGGCAACGGCTTTGGGGACACGTCGTTCGCGTTCTTCAACGTCGTCGGCAATCCTGCAACGACCGCCATCTCTCCAACCGCGAACCCAGGCTCTGTTCCGCCGGTGGGCCCAGAGGAGAAACTGCGGTACTCCTGTGTCTCCGGTCGTTGTCTTCAAGACCCCAACGGCTTGTTCTTGGGTATCGACGAGTGCTTGGTTGATGGCTGTGGTTCTGTTGGTGGTGGAGGACTTGAAAGCTCTGGTTGTGACTGTGGCTTTGGTCCATCCCACACAACCTTTAAAGCAGAGATCACTTCGGTCAGCACCTCGTATACGTCCCCGATCGGATCGTCGTATTACTTGTACGGTTGGACTGAAGTTACTGCTCGCACAAATCCTCGAACAAGTGCAGCAGGTGGGCTTGCCATAAACGAACATGAGTATAGTGTTGCCAACAATGGTGGTAATACACCCCCCACTGGTTCTACGTTGACGAGGCTTTCGATCCCCGTGGGTGCGCGGGTGCCTATGTTCATCGATGAAGCAGGAGCTCACTGGTTCCACATGGTCAACCCACTACAGGTGAACTGCTCATGAGTGGCGCGGTCTCTTCAGGTTGTTGCTGCACAAAAGAATCTTGCCCAGCCTGTTGTGACTTCTGGGCCTGCAGTCCATCAAGTCCATTCACAATCTTGCTCACTGGTAGCTGGATCTCCGAAGAAACTTTGAGCCCCTCGGGCCAAGTCTTTACGACTGGCCAAATCAGCTGGTCCATTACCGCCACGCTTCAACGCACCGGTACTGATTGCGCCACCTACCGGTACTACGCAAATACCTGCACCTTCTCCTACGAATACATCAAACGCCACATCGACTTCATGGGTCTAGAAGATGACGGCTCCGCAGCCGTGGGCGGAGTGTCGGGGCGTTGTACTGTTTGGAACCGTTACGACCTCGACGGCGACGGCTTCTACGAAGGTGTTACGACCGATGGAACAGGGTCTGGGCTTGAGTTTCACGGGCAATACAACAACGAATGTGACCGCTCCGCTTGCCCTTGTGCGGGATCACCAACTATTGCGGCAACAGGTCGATGTGCTTGCACATTCAACAATTTCTGCCGAGACAACTCTGGGTACACCTGCGAGAACTCTAGTAGTGCTCGGCATCAATGCAGATCGTGGAACTGCAAAAGCTACTCAAGTGGGTACGCAGATGCGGGCGCTTGTGCAGGCTACGGGCACAAGGCTGCTGCGGACATTGAAGCAAAGATCATTCGGGAGAAGACTTGGGTTTGGAACGCCACGCTTCAAGGACGTCCCGCCCAATATATCGCTGGGCAACTGACCAACACGGGGTTGGATAACGGTCTTGAGCCAAACAGGCCCAACCATCAAAACCTTTGGGTCCCAGGATCGGTCATAACGATTGCTTGCAAACGGAACTGCGATCCGGATTGTGATAGTCCGATCTTGATCTTTAATCCAAACCCTTCACAAGTTGTTTCGGGTATGTACACCGAAGACTTTTGTATGAGCCCTTGTGCCACCATGGGTTGCCAAGCGCCTACGACTGATTGTCAAACGTCGTACGCTATGAACCTACCTCTAATCAATCCGTGGGTCATCTTTGGATCTGGATCGTGTTTGAGTGACACAACCTTTGACAGCCCGATCACCTCGAAACCTGCAACAACTTGCCCAAACCCGATCAACACCTGTAGCGACGACTTGCCGTCTGTCCGCTATGGGGGAGGACCTCAAACAAACTTGGAACCGCCAAGCAGTCTTTCAGGTGTTCCTGGAGCGCCACCTGTTGGAGGGATATTCCAAGGGTTGCTGTTGAACATGTGTGGCATCGATCAGTACTGCAGCCCGTTGGACCGCACATACACCGAGAAGAAGGTCGCTTACGACATCAACGACTCAACTTCCGGTAAGAGTTATCCTGATTGTTGCACCAGCCGTGCTTTGGCTCACACGGAAACTGTGCCTTGTACGTACTCCACCCCCTCAGGACCTGTGACTGTGAACATCTTGGAAGCTTTTTGTGATGGTAGTGAAGGGGTTTGTTCGGAGTTCCCGACGGTGTTTGGGGTGACGACCCACACAATCGAGTGGGGGTTCGAGATCATATGACTTGCTTCTGGGACAAAGAAGGAACGTGCCAGCACCCTCGGATCGGGCGAACGCCTGCGTTTCCGGAGCGGTGTGGTTCATGCTCGATGCGCCGACTGGTGCCGTTGAACCTGCCACCCATTGAAGAGAAGGTCGAGAGGTTTCAGAAAGCGAAGCAGGAGGCTCGGGCAGAAGAGTTGAAGGCGATGGTGCCGAAGACTCCGAGCTTGGTGTCGAAAGCTTTGAGCTGGGCCAAGGCCGAAATCAGCCGAGCGATTCAGGGGCCGGTTCCAGATGCCGAGTATCAGGATCGGCTGGAGATCTGCAATGGGTGCCCGAAACTTCAGAGGTCAACCGAAGAAGGAAAACTTGGTTGGTGCGGTGCCTGCGGCTGTGGTCAAAGAGCCCGTGCAGAGTTGACCGTAAAAGCGACAATGCCTGAAGCCAAGTGCCCCATTCAAGCATGGGGTAGTTTGTCCGCAAAGAGAGTCCCGTTACCGCAGAAGCCGAGGTGAACCGTGGCTGATCTCAAGACTGACTGGTCATACCCTGTGATGGAGACGACGTTGGATAAGCGCGTTGAGCGCCCAGGTGTTCAACGGGGTTTCTCCTCGGAGATGACAGGCGTCGACGGTTCCAGTGAGGGTGGCCTCCGACCGTTCCCTGGCTTCAAGCTGGCGTACACGATCACCGAGCTTCAGAACCAAACCAACCACACGCACAAGTCCGTGATCGTGGACTTTAAGGCGGTGGACTTCCGGATCGGATCCGAAGAGTACGCCTACGGGTTCGTGTATCGGGCAGTGAGGCCGGCAACCCCCACTGTATCGGATGTCTTCATCGACTACTGGGACTCGGTCAATCAGAGCTTCACCCGTTGCGTGAAGTTGATGGATGCGGCTCCAGTGACGGGCCAGTTCGATGTGCAAGTTGCAGGCCGTTTCGTGTACTGCTTCCTTGAGGGGCGCAGTCCGTCTCTGTTCTACATTGAGGCTACGCGCACGAAGGAGTACGCCTGCGAGGTAGACGCTTTCATCAACAGCGCCGCAGCAACTACCAACTACGAAAGCACCCAACCCCTGACACTCGAAGTAATCAGTGGGGGTACCACCAAGAATACCCTGCTACGGTTTGATACTTCGGCTGAGACCGGAAAGACTGTTGAGTCTGCGGTGTTGGAGTTCACCGTCACGGGCAATGCGCTGACGGGTGCTTCAGGTACGTTGTTCGTGGCCCCGGTGGACGATTCTTCTCTGACGGGAGTACTTTGGAATGAGGCGCAGGTCACGTGGAACAACCGCACGACCTCGGCCCCGTGGGGTACGCCAGGTGGGACGTACGAGGCCGCCCACCAGATCTCCACGACGCTGCTGAAGAACTATCTGGGCAAGGTTCAGCTGACGGCGACGAACATTGTGCAACGCGCAGTAAGCGGGTTGTCACAGTCGTTCACCAGAAAGACCGACGTGATTGTGCGCGGAAGCACGGCAGGTAATCTGATTTCGTTTGCGGGACGGACCCAGCCGAACTACGGGATCCGTCCGAAGTTGACGGTCACGTACACCAACAAGACGTTCTTGACGCCGACAGTTATTGGATCCACGGGCACAGGTACGATTCCGGGCCCAGGGATGCAGCCATCGTTGTCGAGCCCCGAACGTGGGATTGCGCCTGGGTCGTTTACGACGTTGGAGACGGGACGACCGGCGTCCGCGCAGGTTGTGCTGTTGGCGGAGAACCCGTACACGAGTTCGAACCTGTTTCCGAATGAGGCGTCGGGCATCTGCTACAACGACACTGTGCCGGCCGCTGGGGCTGTTTCGCAACCAGGTACCGCTAATTCGCACAGCGCAACTGGAAGTGCTTGCACAGATGGGGTCGGGATTCTGACGCAGTTGTTGACGCCTGCGAACAAGCAGACCAATGTGAGCGTGACCCCGAAGTTGGACTGGACTTCGTATTACCCAGACGGGGAAGCGTTGAATGCGAACGTCCGATGGGACGTGTACTTGGTTGAAGAAGGCACAGGCGCTCTCGATGATCACTGCATTGCTACTGATCTGGCTGTCTCGAACTATTCGCCAGCGCAGTTGTTCCCCAATCTTCGGTTGGCATACGGCAAGACTTACTACTGGAAAGTGGCTGTCAAGCGCGAGGATTGCACTGGGTTCTTCTATGAGAGCATCGTAGGTTCGTTCACGACGGAGAACCGTTATCAAGCTCGTAAGTTTGAGCCGGGTGACTACAGCTTCGGATACGTGCTGGTGAACTCGAAGACGGGTCGCAAGAGCGCGTTCAGCACCGTGGCGCAAGTTCGCAGCGAAGACTTCGTGCTCGCGCGTACACAGGGCGGAAACAACCTGAGCGTGAAGAACGATCAGTACGTGGGCATCGAGATCGTGTACGACTCCAGCAAGTACGATCTGATGTACGTGTACCGAAGCGTCAAGATTCAGGATGCCGGCGGCACAATGGTCGCAGGGTTGCCGTTCTTAGACGCGGTTGTTCGGTTGTCGGATTACCACACTTGCTTGAACGGCACAGGTCGTACGTTCGGGGATGCAACGACGAGCCGACACGCTATGTACTTCTACGAGCTGGAAGACAAGCAGTTGGTCTATCAGGATGCGTACGTCGATCGCAGCGTCTTTGATGAGAAGATGCCGTTCGGTGGCACTGCGCTGTTCCACCAGAACACGATGTTGGTGTCCAAGATTGATGCACCACCAGAGTCAACAACGGAGACGAAACGAGTCTCGGATACGGTTCGTGGATTGGGTGAGATGCGCTGGTCCAGCTTGATGGATCTTGTGCCGGAGCTGTTCCCCCCGTTCAATCGGTATACCCCCACTGTTCCAAGTAACGAGGTTGTGAAGTTCGGACGGGCAGGATCGAATGCGATCGGGCTCTCGCGCGACAAGGTCTATCACATCCGAAAGAGCGGCCCCTACATCAAAGTGACGGAGATGCACGAGGGCTACGGCATCGTGAATCCTCGGGCCGCTGATTCAGTGGGCAGCTCGGTCTACTACGTGACGAGCCACGGCTTGAAGAGTGTGGACGCGCAGGGCCAGCTTGACGAGATTCGCAACTTGAACAGCGTCATGGTCAAGGAGTGGAAGACGGATCTGTCTGTTCTCCAGGTTGTGCACGACCCGTTTATGAACTGCTTGTTCGTCCACAATCCGACGCAGGAAGAGATGTACGTTCTGTGGTTCTCGACGGGAAAGACTACGAAGGTTGCGGATGCCAACTTTGCGCTGACGGCTCAAGGGTCGTGGCCCATCGAAGCGAGTGGCATTGTTAGCTCAACGAACAGCTTGAGTCGAAGAGCGTTCTTCTTGTTGAACTGGCAAGACACGCGAGCGTCGGGCACTGGTAATAGCAGTTGGACTGGTCCGCAGGTGTACACCGTCGATTGCTATCAGTCGCGAGAGATCCAGTTTGCAACAGCTGCCTACCAATACTCGCGACGAATCACGACGTTGGACTTCGACGGGGATTCGCGGTTTGTTGCGACAGGGTCTTGGGACAACATTGGTAAGCGGATTCCGTTCAGCGCCGTGAACACGATTGTGACGGCGGGAGCTTGGCGGTTCTCGTACGCCTACCTTGTTTGGTCTACGAATGCGGCGATGACCCCGTACATCGGTCGCAAGTTCAAGATCATGTATAACAACACGAACGACGTGATCGTGGACAACGCGGGTGCCAACTCGTGGGTCAACAACACCACGGCTGGAGACGTGTTCGTTGTGAGCCCGGTCGTGTTTGAGTGGGCCGGCCACCCGTTGGGGATGGAGACCGAGCAGGGAATGACCTTCTCGAATGCGGACTTCTTCCGGATGAAGGTTGTCGGAAGCATCGGGGCTTCGTTTTCAGATGTCTCTGGTGGGGCGAAAAGCGATGGACTGACGTCCATTCCCCTCGACCGGTTCACGGGATTGCTGTATTCGGGCGTTGCAGGAACCCCGACGTACACAGCGGAAACGTACGATACGGCACGGGCGTTGTACTCGTCAGTAGAAGCCGATGAAGGTGTGGTATATGCAGCCTTTGGTACCGATTCTTCTGACGGGAGATACGGTGCCAAGGGTACGACGTTGACCCCCGGAATCCGGATTCTGTGCCCTGATCTCGACTTCCGATTGATGGGCTGTATTGTGCGCGGTGCGATTACGTCGGTCGAACGGTCCACCCAGATTCGAGGGAGCTAATGAGCCAATTCAACACCCAAGGCTTTGATCCAGTTTCGTCGCTGTCGAACTTCGGTCAGCCGTTTGGTGGCCAATCACAGCGCGATCGGCAGATGGGTCGTCGGTCAGCCCCCACCGGAATGGGCGGGGTGCAGAACGTCGGGCTGAACTCACCGGCTCAGCGTCAAGCACCAGGTCGGTACTTTGAGGCTCGCACGGGTGGAACGATGGGGATCACGGCGAACTACGGTTCCCCGGTTCGTCCAACCCAGCAGCGCGGTGGAACCCAGCAGCAGTTTGCGAGCTGGGATCAGGCGCTGGCGAACGCGATGGGTACCGACATTCGGAACCAGCAGGGCGCCATGAACCAGATGTACGGGGCCAATCAGCAGCAGATCGGGCTCACCGAGAATGCTTTGCAGCGTGGCCTCGGCACCATGCAATCAGTGGGGGTTCAACAGCGTGATGCCATGGGCAGGATCGCGGGAGGGCTTGAACAACAGGGCCAGCAGGGCTACGAGGAGTTCAAGGGCTTCCGGGACCAGCAGATGGGCCGGGTTGATCAGGACATTGCGGCAGCAAATCAACAAGCTGCTGCGGCGGTCTCAGGCTACGAGCAGACGATCTCGAAGTTTCAGGATACCGGCGCCCAGGATGCGGCCAATGCGGCGTTTGGCATGAGGCAGAGCGCAAAGAGCCAGATGGCTGAGATCGACATGCTGGATGCGAGCCCTGCGGAGAAAGCGGCGCTTAAGCAACAGTTGACTCAGGACGTTGGCAACCAAGTGACCCAGGCGGTCACGGGCATCTACAGCAACATGAACCAACAAGTTGCCAGCATGGGTAGCAATCTGGCGGGGCTGCGGATGGGCCAGTCCCAGCAAACCCTGGCTGGTGGACAACTTCGGGGACAGATGGGTACCTCGTTCGGAGCGCAAACGTTGGATGCTCAGCGCATGAACCAACAGATGCGAGAGCTCGGATCAAACCTTCGGGTGATGGGCGAGCAAGCGTATGCGTCCGCGATGAACCAGTCGGTGTTGTTTGAGATGCAAGGCCGTCAAGCCGTGGCTCAAATGATCCAACAGAACCCTCGGCAGTTCGTGAGCTTGTTCGCGGGGTTGACCGGCTTCATGGCTGGCGCGACCACACCGGGCATTGGGCAGATTGCAGTACCTAACTTTGGAGCTCTGGCATGAGCGCACTTCCGTCGAACACAGAACAGTTCCTTGGTGGGTTGGCTGCAGGTACCCAGAATCTTGCGTTGGCTTCGCAGAACCAGCGAGCCAAGATGGACTATCGGCTGGCTCAACAGCAGATGGGCCTTGAGCGCGAGAGGATGGCACAGCAAGGCCAGCAGTTTCAGCAGGGTCTTCAGGCCGAAGCCGCGAACTACCAGAAGCTGAACGAGAGCCGCGAGCGTTTGGCCGCGCAAGAGATGGCCCAACAGCAGGGCCAGTTCAGGCAGACGATGGACTTCAATCGTGAACAGGCCAACCTTGAACGGATGGTCAGTGTCAAGATGAAGCAGCTCGACATGGACCTTGCCCGCAACGAGCAAGAGATCGCCGCGATGGCAAACGATGACCCCCGAATTGTGGAAGCTCGTCGTCGCCGTCTCCAGTTGAAGAGTGATGGCTACCGCCTCCAAGAGCTTATCAGTGGGGGTCAAATGGCCATGCAGTTCGCCCAAGGTTTGAAGGGCGAGCGTCTGAATGAAATCACGACGCGGCTTACGGCGTACTCGGACGGTGTAGGCCAACGGGCTGAAACCGCTCGCACCGCTTTCGCCAACGGCTTTGAATATGCACTGACTAAAGATGCTCTGCAGGGCGGTTTCTTGAATGAGGCCCAACGGGTTCTCGAAGCTTACGACGTTGAAGCTGCGATGACGGGTGCTCAACCTGTTGCCACAAGCACTTTGGGCTATGGGATCCGAACACTTCTTGATGAGACCCAACGGTATTTCACAGGTGTTGGGGATCCAGAGTTGGCGAAGAAGCGAGCGACAGACTTCATGAAGAACGGTGGCGCAATGGCAGCGCAGGCTGTTCACAATGCGATCACGTTGAACGAGAGTGCGTTCGGCCTTGAAGGACCAGAGCGAGAAGCAGCTGCAGCTGCGGCTACGGAAGTTGTTTCAGCAGCCACAATCATGACGGGTCTTGATCCTCGGATTCGTGGCACCGGTGATACTCAAGCGTTGAAGCAGAAGATCGCGGCCGGCATCGGCAAGATGCGAGGCTTCGGCATGGGTGACGAACAGATTGCCGCACTCTTCGATGGCCTTGAAGGCTTGTCGAACAATCGTGCAGAGATCTTGCAAACGTACTCTGCGACTGGTGATCAAGCCCAGTTCAATCTGGTGGACAGCAGCCTTGAGGGTGTGGGCCGGATTCAAGACATGATTGAGGGTGTGCTGACCGACGAGAACTTGATGAAGACGGCTGGCGGAAAGCTGGCGGACCTCAGTAAGTTCGATGTCAACGGTGTTGTCCGCAAGGCGCAGTTGGCGTACGGCATGGGTGAGAGCCCAGAGATGGCCGCGCTCGCGCAAGATCTTCAGGCGATGGGTCTTTCACAACAAGAGATCCAAGCGTTGAGTGCAAGGCTGATCGAATCCGATCCTAGTCTTCAGTATCTTCGGCCCGAAGAGTTTGCACAAATGTTGGAGGGCTTGAAGCGTCAGCAGTCTGAGGCAACTCTTGGACTTGAAACGGTCCAAGAGAACATCGACCAGCTGCAGCCTCAAGTGATGGCTGAAGGTCGGTTGCGTGGATTGGAAGATGCGGATCGTCGGCTCGCTGAACTCGCAGGACTCTTTGGAGGTTGACCATGGCCAAGCCTGAATTGGATCAATACGAATTGGATCTGTTGATCAAGCGCGCTATTCAGGGGAAAGACGCGGCTGCGATCAAAGAGATGAAAAGCCTTTTGCTCAAGGATGTGATCCACATCCCCAAGGGTTCAGGAGTGCCTGTGTTGGGTCCTGCTCCAAAGCCGAAGGCAGAAGTGGTGCCACAGGACTTTGGAAAGAGTGGCAAGAAAGAGTTGACGGCTGCGGAAAAGAAGGAGATGGAGGCTGCTGAGAAGAAGGCAGTAGAAGCAGCAGCTGCGCGGAAGAAGGCCGAGCAAGAAGAGCTCAACAAGTTGTTGGCTAAGAAGAAGACTGCAGAAGAAGCGAAGGCAGCGGCAGCAGCTGCGGAGCCTGAAGAACCAGCGAAGCCAAAGGTAGAGCGTCCTGCTGAAGAGAAAGCAAAGAAGAACGCTCCCGGCAAGGAAACCAAGACTCCGACTTCAAAATCTGTGGCGGCAGGCATTCCTACGCGCGAGGTTGCTCCTGCGCGAGACGTCAGCCCTCCGGCCCCCGCGAAGAAAGAAACTGGCGTACCAGTTGAAAAGCCGTCGCGCCAAGAGCAGCAGGCAGCGATGGGCCGAATGAAGGAGCGAACCAAGACCGCCAACAAGACGGAAGCGGACAAGGAACTCGCGGCTGCATCCGGTTTGAGCTTGAAGGGAGATACTTCCCCAACTGCTTCACCTGAAGATCGGATCAAGGGGCTTCGGAATCAGAACTTCAAGAAGGAGTGGTCTCGAACTCCTGAAGCTGTCAAGCAGCGTATTCTCGATAATACGTTTGGCAAAGGACGCACTGCAGGCTTGAGTGTCGCGTCTCGGAATCAGTTGGGCGAACTGGCTTTGGCGCAAGAAGCGTTCAAGCAAACGGGCCTTACTTCGCTTCCCAACATGGACGATGTGGATAAGGTCATTGTGAACCTTCGGGAACAGATCCAAGATGTTCGGGACCCCAAGAATGTTGCACGGGTGATTGATGCTCGGCACGGACAGTTGTTGGCCAAAGGTTCCGGAAAGATCAAAGCGGACCTGCTGAAGTTCCGATCCGAAGGTAGCCTTGAAGCTGGCCGTCGAAGGCAGGTGCGTCAAACGGCTGCGGAGAAGAAGGCAAAAGCAGAGGAGCGTTCAATGTCCCGAGAAGGTGCAGCCCCTAAACCTACGAAGAAGAAGAGCCTTGATGAGGCTTTGGGTATTCCAACGGGAACCCCCACTGAAACTCCTGCTGCTGCAGCGGCTCCTGCCAAGCCTGGGAAGATGAGTCTTGAAGAAGCTGCAGGTGCAGCTCCTGCGGCCGCTCCTTCAACAACCATGCCTACGGAAAAGGAACTCACTGCGTTTCAAAAGGCAGTGAATGCGGATCCTGCCAAGTACGGCACTGGCTTTGGTCGTGGAAAGATGGTGGTGACTGACGAGCAAAGGGCTAATCGAAAGGCTCTTGCAGATTCGCTTGGCCTCAACAACAAGGAGGCTGCGGCACCAGCTGCGCCGGCGGCAGCTCCTGCTGCGACAACGGCTCCTGCTGGAAAGACGTACAAAGAACTCATTGATGCAGACCCCTCCAAATACGGTACGGGCCATGGCAAGGGCGAAGTCAAGGCAACCAAAGAGCAATACGCTGCTCGACGGGCTTTGAACAAGGAGTTGTTGCTCCGAGATGATCCAGACCGTGCGGCAATCAATAAGCTGTACGGCGAGGCTTTGAAGCTCAATCCTACGAAGTACGGTAAGGCCAAGAAGAACCTGACAGACGCTCAAAAGACTGCGCGTAACGAGCTGTACAAAAAACTTGAAACGGATTATCTCGCGCCGAAGGGTCGTACTGCTACTCGGGGTGCGGCGGCTGCGGCTGCAGCGGCACCGGAGGCACCTGGGGCACCCGCTGTTACTGCGGCAGTACCCGAAGGCCGCGTGATGGGCCCCAATGTTCCTACAAGGGCAGAAGGTCCAAAGCTTCCAAGAGGGTTCTTCCCTCAACCACCCGAAGGGGGATTGGCTGCGGTCGCTGCACCAGCAGCACCAACGACTCCGGCACCGGCGGCAGCGACAGGCAAGAAGCCATCGGCGTCAGAGGTTCGGGATCGGGCCAAGAAGATCTTCGGGAACAAGGGCGTCGGTGCAATGGGTGGCGCGATGCGGTTCCTTGGACCGCTGTTGGGCGCGTTCACCGCGTACCAGTTGCTCGACATGGCTCGTCAAGGAACCGTGGGTGCAGCTGATGAACGTCGGCTTCAAGCCCTACAGGCTCTCGGTGGAGTCAGTGGGGGTTTGATGTCCGATGCTCAGCAGAAGCAACAGCTCCGTCAGATGCAACAGATGGTTGATCTTGCTGCGATCCAACGTCAGCAGGGCCTTGACCAAATGCGTCAGCAGTATACTACCGATCAGACGTTGAACAGCCTCTTGGCTGGTAACGAACGGGCGTTGGCTGCTTTGGCTATGCCGAGCCGCCCAAGCATTGCTGAGATGATGGCGAGATACTGATGGTCCAGATCGACGACGTCAAACACCTTTCGCATGAAGTGGTTGCCTCTCACAACCGCCGTGGTTTCGCACTGGTGAAGTTGACCCCCACTGATAATGATTCAGTGGGGGTTCTCCTCAACGTGACCAAAGAACCGTTGGTGGTCGAGGGCAAGGAGCTGAAGGCGAAGGCGGACGTTCGGCGGTTTCTGTGGGAACACCGGAACTCTGCGAAGGTGCGCCGGAAGGACCGCACTTGGATCTGGACTCGGTACCTTGAGGACAAGGGCGTGAGCGTGGTGGGCTTTGCGGCGATGACGAAGAGGGAAGTGGCCGAGAAACTGGCGGCACTCAACCCGGACTACCAGTGGATCGAGGTGGACACATGAGCCGATTTGCAGGTAGTGCGTTCAAAGGACTGGCTGGGCTGTTGACCCCGAGTGCTGGGCTCCAGAAGAGCCTAAACACTGTCACTGGCGGAGCCAAGGCGGTCGGGTTTGACTTCAGCAGTCCGGGGGCTGCGCTGGCGTTCGGGGCTCCGACGGCGCTGTTTGCGGCACCGTTGTTGGGGGACATCGGGAAGGGCGCGGCTGCGTCGGTGACGGGAAAGCCGATCACGGATGAGTTGAAGGTGGAGTTGCAGCGGCAGCGGTATCAGGCCGCGCAGGCCATGAAGGCGCAGCGGCTGCAGAAGGCGATGGCCGACAACATGATGCGGCTCGCGGCTGCGAACCCACAGTTGTACAACCAACTGATGGTGGGGCGGGTGCTGCCACAGGGCGCAGTCGTTATTGGGGGCCCGAAGCGCAGCGACTTCCTTGAGAGTGTGGCATACCAGATGGCAACAGGGGGGTTTGGAAATGGTGCTGGAACCCCCGATTCTCCTGATATGATGCAGTCTCTCGTTGACTCCTACTGAGGTTTCCCATGCCTGGCCAAATCGCTCTCGACCCCAAGTACTACCCTGCGGACTTCAATCTCACCACGGTTCTGATCCCAACGATCTGCAATACCACTGGTGGAAGCATGATCAATGTTCCGGTTGTCTATGCGGACAAGCCGATCGTGGTCGACTCTTTGAGGTTGTTCACTGCTCAACAGCTTAGCAACGGAGACGGAGACAACACGGATAATCACGATTTCACTTTCTGGGTGATCACGAACACGGCAATTCCGACGGGTACGGCGTCTTCGACCCAGATTCAGCTGACTGACGTAGTTAGCATTGCTGAATCCGTGACCACGGCGCAGACGTTCAGCTTTACGATTCGGTCTACGGGTACGACCGCTGCGAACGTGATCCCCGCCGGGGCCACTGTTTGGATGCGAGCGACTGTTCCATCAAGCACTACTGGTTCCTCGTGGAGCGTTGCACACACGACCGGGTCGTTCATCAGTATGCGGTGGCGTAGTCAGCTCTGATTGGAGGGATTGTGCCGGGACAGATTCCTTTGCAAACCCGGTACTACCCTGGGGATTTCCAGTTCACAAGCTGGACAGCCCATGAACCCAAGCATTCGCACTATCCGTTGTTCTTTACGGATCGGAATCTGGTGGTGGATTCTGCGGCGATCTTTCTGGAAGACTCGGTCAACCAGAATATCAACGTAAAGCTGGTGAAGGTACCATTGTTTGCGGTTCCAAACTATGGGACCCCTGTTACTGGACAACAAGATCTGACGTCAGAGGTGGCTTTCACAACTTCTGGAACGTATCCCATGAGGGTTGAGACAGGTGTGACCGCAGGCTTTACGGTCAATACGGCTCACAATATGTTGGTGGCCCCATCGGGATTGTGGATCTTGGCGAGCGGTCATTTCTCAGGAGTCGCGGGTAGTTTGCACGTTCAAGTTCGGTGGCGCAGCTCCTTCTAACCCTGGCATTTTTTTACCTCCGGAAAGGGCTGCTCATTTGAGTGGCCCTTTCTTCTTTTTGGAGATACTTAAGGTATGAGCCAAGTACCCATGACACTTCCGTTCGAGCAGTTGTCCAGCTACGAGAAGCCGACGCTGTTGTTGACACAGTTGTTAGACAATGAACTTACGGCACGTGGGGCATTGCAGACACTGGTGGATGCAGATGGGTTGACTCCGAAAGAGCGCGATCTGTTTACGGATCGGATCAAGGAGAAGGTGGGAAGGAATCCGCTGACGGACACGCTGGTGGACGTGGTCACGAATCCGTTTGTGTTGTTGATGGCGGTCACGAGTCCGGTGGCTGGGCAGGCGCTGAGCAGGTCAGGCAAGGCGATCTTCGACATGGGTGCGCGGTTCAGCCCGTTCGTGAAGGAACAGGGTGGATTGCACTCGGCGTTGGGAGCGTTGGCTCCGATGCAGAAGTTTCAGGGCACAGCGGTCACGCCGGCAGTGCAAGCGTTCACCAAGGGTGTGGACCGCATGGAACGGGAGATGTTGGGAACGGTAGCTGCGCCGTTGGCAAAGGTGTTGGAGAAGCACGGACTGGAGACTCTGAACTTCGAGAAGATTGCGGATCCAAAGAAGAAGGCGATTGCGAAGCGGATCGCCCACGGGTTGTTTGCGTCGCTGGAGGGATTGGATCAGGAAGTGAAGCAACTGATCCCGAGAATGCAGAAGGGTGAGCTGAAGTTCAAAGAGTTCACGCGCGAACGGTACGTGATGCGGAACATGGACGAGGAGCTCGGACGACTGGGCGCTTTGGAGTTGAGGGATGCGCTGAAGAAAGCGCAGGATCAACGGCGCATTCGGTTGTTCGGTAAGGATGGGGAAGCGACGTTCGTGCCGGACGAAGAGAAAGTGCTTCGGATCTGGCAAGGTCTTCGGTACGGGTTTAAGAACGATGGGGTAATGAAGGGGACGGGCAAAGAGATCGCGGCCATGATGTTGGGCCCTGAAGTTTCAGAAGCCATTGAACAAGGGCTCATCAGTGCGGACGTGTTCAAGGCACAGATCCGGAAGCTGCTGGAGAATCAGCCGTCGAACTACATGCCTCGGAACTTGGTGGATCTGAAGGGCTCGAAGAACGTGGCAGACATCATGGAGCAGCGGCGCAGTCGCAGCTTGGTGGCCACGGGGTCCGCGATCAGCAGAACGGCGAAGAGCGGCCAGTGGGATCCCGAGGATCTTGAAGAAGTGCTGCAGATGTTCGGGCCTACGGAGGCGGGATCCAAGGCGGTGTTGATGGCGCAGAAGCGTGTCAACAAGATCTTGGGTCGTGGTGATGCAGCACGGACCTACCGGATCAACACGCAGGAATCGCTGAGCCGGTACTTCCGAGACACCGGAATCACGCACTCGCTGTACGTGCAGACGGTGGAAGACAACGCGCGGTTGGCTCAACGGATCAAGGACACGCGGAGTGCGGTGAAGCCTGAGAAGCTGGCACAGCTGGAGGCGATGAGGCCGAAGTCTGCGCTGCTGGAAGGTGGCAAGACCAGCATTGCGACGGTGCTGCACGATCAGCATTACCTGTTGGAGGATCGGTTCGCGAAGGAAGCACTCGAAGTCATCATGCGACAGGCCACAGGTGTGCAGAAGGTTGAGCACGTGGCCACGCACATGGCGTTGATCAAGGGTAAAGAGGGCCTGCGAACGATGCTGGATTCGCCGATTGGCAAGGCGATGAAGGGCGCCGGCAGCTGGGGTCGTGGGCTCTATGACCGGTTGGATGGGGTGGCGAACGCGGAGCTGACGTTCGGCGAAGCGAAGGGAATCAGTGGGGCGTTGGCCCGCTACTTCTACGTGACCCACCTCGGTCTCAATCTGGGATCGGTCACGATGAACATGATGCAGCCACTGTTGCTGGCGAGCACGTACGGTGGCCTTGGCAATGTGCTAAAGGGGTATACCCAAGCATTCAAGGAGCTTGGTGGATACGTACAGGAGCGCGTCGGCAAGTACGGTGTGCGGGCATTGTCGGATACCGAACACCTTGAGCTGATCAATAAGCACTTCAAGTACTCGAACATCGATGGGGAGAACTTGATTCAGATCGGGCGCGATACGTTCTCGACGCTCGACACAATCTCGTACAAGGGTGACGCTCTCGGGAACGTGGCGAAGAAGGAGTCGTACTTCTTTGACTACCCGATGAAGCTGTTCGAGAAGGCGGAGTGGTTGAACCGCAGTGTGGCCGCGCACTCAGTGGAGAATGCGTACCGGTCAGCCGGGCGAAACGTCACAGCAGGCACCGAAGATTACTACCGGATGTTGAGTGACGTCGACGAGATGGTGAGCTCGACGCAGTTCGGTGGCAACACGTTGAACACGCCGCTGGCTTTCCAAGGTGTGGGTCCGCTGGGGCGTGTCGGAAACAACCCGCTGTTCCGCCAGTTTTTGAGCTTCCCGCTGCGGAGCGCGACCGCGTTGTCGTACCAGAGCGCACGGCTCGGGGAGCGTGGTGTTCTGAAGGGCGTCGGGCAAGACTTCATTCGCGGCATGGGCATCAGCGCAATCTTCTACGAGGCAGGCAAGAACACCTTCGGGGCGGACTTGAGTCCTGGGTTGTTCGGGGCCAGCCTCACGCAAGCAGTGGGGGGAGACCGCTTCTTCCAAGATGGCAACGAGTACGTGCCGATTCCACCGGTGGTGGACATCCCCGTGAACATTGTGCGGGGCGCACTCGATCCTGGGCAAAGGGAGCTGTTGCAGAACAACATCCCCCGGTTGGTGCCTGGCGGTATTGCGATCTCCCGCGCTTTGAGCATGGCTCCGAACATGCCGGAGTCCCCGTTGTTTGGATTGCCGGGGGCACTGCAGAAGACGTACGTCGACTTCAAGCAGCGGACACCCGAGGGGATGGTTGCGGTCTACAAGGCCGACGGAACCTTGGTGGATTACCAGAGCCCCGGCATGATCTTCGCGCGGCAGCTCGGTGTTGACCTTGGGCAGTTCAAGCAGACGGCAGACTTCGATGGGTTCCTGCTGAAGAACCGTGAGCAGATCGTGGACTACCGAAGGCGGGCGATTCAGGCGTTGCTGAGCAACGAGATCCCGAAGATGCAGTCGATCAAGTCGGAGTTCAAGCGGCGGTACGGCATGGAGCTGACGATCAGCAAGGAGCAGCTGGACGACGCCATGCAGAACCGGTTGGTCAGCAGAACCGAACGCATCTTGGATCGCATGCCCCCCGACCAGCGACCGATGTTCCAGCAGATGGCAGCTGGCAGGGCAGCGAACCTCGGCGTCGAGGAAGGCGCGATTGCTGGCGCGGACACGGCACGGCAGCGAGCACAGGCGCGAGCGATCAACGCGGTCCCTCTGACGGAGCAACAGCAGCAACGCATGGCCGAAGAAGCTTACCTAGCTGAGGGCAAGCGTCGGTCATTCGAGCAGTTCCAGGGGTACTAGATCGCGGTCCAGAACTGAATGTGCCGGAGGTCGGGGAACCAACGGAACGCGCCCTTGGCGACACGCGGAGATAGGCGGACCAGGATCCTAGAGCCAGGCTCAGACTCCAGGACCCTGGTCGCCATTGGGGCCAGCGTTGCACGGCTGATGTCGATGTTCGCCACGTAGAGCACACCCTTGGGGGAGTGGCTCAAGCGGAGGGTGCAGTAGCCCCCATCCACGCGATGCATGGGGGCCTCGCCCACAAACAGATCAGTGGGGGTTGACCCACCAGGAAAGTCGAACGTCGTGACCAGCCAGTGGTTGCCGGCTTTGTACGTGAGGATGTGCGGAGTTCCTTTGAGGGAAAGAGTAGAGCACTGTGGCTTGCTGCAGAGGTCAGCGGGTGCGATAGACCCCCACTGCTTGAGGCCAGAGTGCTTTACTCGAACCCCCACTGGAAGGTTCCAAATGTGGGAGGCACCCGGGAAGGGGTGGATCCGGCAAGATGTCGGGTGTTCCACGTAGGCTGTCGGGGGCTCGTGCGGCGGACGATCCATCACAACGCTTTCAAGGCCGAGACAGTCGCGCCTTGTCCGATGAAGAGGGCGCGGATGCACCCCCGACCAACCTGCGGGGAGAAGTAGACTGAGGGGAGGGGGTGGATCTTGTGGGACCCACCCCCTCTATCAGTGGGGGTTTACGGTTCAGGCTTCCGAGAGGAGCTTGTTGAGGAACTCGGTCTTGTAGACCTTGGAAGCGGAGTTGCCCTTGCCCTTGCGGTACTGGCAACGGACGGTAGCGACGACCTGCTTGTTGGACCCGAGGATCTCAACAGCCTTCTCAACAGCGTTCGCCACGTCCAGACCATCGGCAGTTCCGACCTTGGTTCCAAGCAAAGTGGAAAGGTGACCGCAGAATCGGTTGCGTTCGATCTGGAGACCGGTGCGACGGCCTTCGGCGGTGACCGAGCCAGCGTTGTCGGGGAAGGTGAATGGTGCGCCACCCCACACAAGCGGCGAGTCCGGATTGGTCTCGTCGTTCAGGAGTTGGTAGCGGAAACGGAACTCGGTGGCAGGGATCTCCATCTGCTGTCCCTGATCGGTGCTGAAGCGGTAGTTCGCCTTCTCGTTGATTTCGAGACCGAGGACGTAGCAGTCGTGCTCACCTTCGGTCGGCCATTCACCGAGACCACCCACACCAGTGTCTGGGTTGGCGTCTCCGAAAGCGGCCTTCTGGGATGCGAACATTGCGCTGATCTTGCTGTTTGCCATAGCTGACTTCTCCTGACTGAAAGGTCTACCAGCGTTACGCGCTGGCGTTGGTGTTGTAGTTGCGAACGAACTCTGCCCAGCCGCCGGTTTCGGGAAGCTCAAACTCGGACGGCATCTTGACGCGGTGCTTCGTAATGCCAGCGAGGGGTTCAGAGTCTACCGAGAAGATGTGACGCTTGCGCTTCTCGGTGATGAGCTTTGGCTTGAGGACAACGGTCTTGCCATCCTTCACGATCGGAGGCTGCGCGACTTCACGTTGCTCCGTGACCCACTCGGAGGAGATGGCAGCAACCATCTCGAACAAGGGGTAGAGCCTCTTGTAGAAACCGTCGGTGATCGTGAGCTCTGGCTTGAAGGCGTACTTGTCGTCGCCCAGTGGGATCTTGGCGTTGACCACGTGGCACACAATGTACACACCGTAACCGTAGCGACGGAGGGTGAGGCACGAGTCAATGACCATGTCGTAGAGTTGATCCCATGAGCGACGGCCGTCCATCTCACGCCAGTCCTTCTTGTCGTTCGAGCGGGTGATCCAGTCCTTGAGGAGCGGGATCCATGTACCGAGCGAATCGAAGAACACTGTGGCCGGACGTGGTTGGTTGTTCTTGGCGAGACTGCAGAGCAGATCGATCTTGGCTTGCACGGCTTCCCACGTCATCACGAGTGGTTCGTTGGTGACGTCAATCGGTTGGCCCTGCGGGTTGATGCCCGGCCAGATCGTGGCCTGCGGATCACCGAGCGAGGAGGTGCAGTCCATGTTGCACACCCATGAGTCCGGGTGCGAGTGGATGAACTGGGACTTGCCTTCGCCGGGCAGACCACAGATGAGACCGAAGAGCCTCTCCGGTGGGTGAATCATCTTGACCCCGGTAAAGCCGAGGCCGGCATATCGCTGCTGTGGCAGCTTGCCTGCGTGTGTCGTGACTGTCATTTTTTACTCCTCGAAACCCGGCATCCTCACGTTGGCGAACATGCCTGTGGGTGCCGGAAAGTTGAACATCTGCTGGGTGTGCTGAGTGCGGAACTCAACCGGTCGCTCGGGCACTTGTTCCAGTGGGGGTTGACCCACACGTAACGTCCGCACGATCGGGCGATTGAACTCGATCTTCTTTGTCATGCGGTAGTCAAGGGCTTTGAGCCACTCGGTGACCTTGGCCTTTGAGACACGGCATGAGTGGGCGGTGTTGAACTTCTTCACGAGGTCCGCGATGGAGTCAACGCCGTCCTCAAGAATCAAGTCGATGCGTGGCTTGATGACGAGGCGGATGTACTCGTCCTCGAACATCACATGCGGAGATCGGGCGCTAGGCTTTCGATCGTCCCGGAGAACTCGTGTGCTTCGGGATTTGCGTCCACCTCGCCGGCGTCCCTGTGTGCCACTAGGAAGTGCTGCGCCTGTACCAGGCTGGGCCACTCCTTCGGTTCCGTCAGATAGAACGGGCTGTACAGGGCCAGCTTCGAGCCCATCCGCAGATGATCGATGTTCTTTAGGAAGTTGCATGGGTTTGCTTCTCGTGTTGCCAAGCTGTAAATCATGGCAACACGGTCACTATAGGAAGCCCTCCAGTCCTTGTCAAGCATAGTGGAGGCGTGAGTGTAAGAAATGTTGATTGGTGGATCGTTTGTGAAATCGGGTGCGCGATCAAGGTACTCACCTTCACCTTTGTACCAACGGTTACACCGCTTGATGTAGTTGTCAAGGGAGGGCTCGCCCTGGTACACGCGCTCGGGCTTCTTGCCTGTGACTTCGTGCAGTACGTGCAGGCATTCTTCGAGGGTGCCACAGCAGGGTTCGGGGGCCGGCTGGTTCTTGGTCCACTTGATCACGTACTCGCCATCCGCTTGGAGGTGCACCGGCGAGCGCATGATGCGGCCGGAGATGCCGGTGCGCTTGCCTTCGGATTCCCAGTGGGAGTCACGGTCGGACTGGCCGAACTGGATCGAGGGCTTGAGGATGGCGACGTGCATCATGCCACCGATGGTCACGTCCTCGGGCAGGTTGTACTGCTTCTGGAGTAGGCCGCGCTCGAAGAACCATTCGAGACCATGCAGGTAGTGCTGAGTCTGGAACTCCTCCTTCACGGTGGCCAACCTAATCAGTGGGGGTGACGCGGTCGTCTTCGCGTCCACGATCCAAAGCTTGTTGGTCTTGCGGTTGAGAAGGAGTAGGTCGAACTGCACGACTTGATGGGTGCGTGGGAAGCGCGGGTCTTGCCACGTGAGTCGGACTTCAGCACCGAGCTTGATGTAGTTGTCGGAGAGCAGGTCGAGTGCGCTGTCTTGATTGAGGCAGGGCAGGGTCTCGAAGGCGTGGTACCAAGCGGAAGCGAAGGCTTGGTCGATGCGCTCGTTTTGGACGGCGTCGGAGCGGGCCGTGTCAGAGATGCGGAGATCACGGCAGATCTTGTTGAGCTCGTCGATGCGGGAAGAGCATTGGCGTTTGAAGATGGGCCAACGATCGTCGCGGTCGTAGAGAGCGAAGAGGGTGTGGAAGTACGAACCTCGCGAGAGAGCTTCGGAGTACGAGAGCGCGGGGATCAGGCCGAGCCGGCGGCGGATGTAGTAACCGAAGGGATCGGAGAGTGCGGAGCTGTAGTCGGATGATCGGATCGCAGGGATCCTGCTGACAAGACCTTCGGACTCAAGGTAGATCCGGGCACTCCGGCTGTGGTCCGTCGGTAGGGGGATTGGCTTTGTCTCGGGTGGCATTTTTTTTACCTTTGATGGGGAACTTCGCCCTGATACGAACGAGCCTGTTGTTCACGGATTGGGGCGACTTCAATCCGATGACGTCTGCGATTTGGTTCATTGTGTAGCCGTCACATCGGAGCCGGACAATGAGCCATTCTTCTTCGGTGAGTTCAGGAAACTCGATGATCACTTCTTCGGACGCGGCGGCATAGTATTCACTGAGTGGTGAATCTGTCAAGGGTATCTTCGGTGCGACACCGGTGTCGGTGAATCGAAACCCTTGGTTCTTCCAGTAGGCGTAGTGGACCGCACCCCATAGGAATGCTTTCAGGAACGTGACGACCGAAGATTTGGTGGGGTCGTAAGTGGTGGAGAGGAGCCGGTGCGTTTGAAGGTAGGCTTCGGAAAGAAGTTCCTCGTGACACCAGCGACGGAAGCGTCCATTTTTGTGGGCGTCCCGACACCACCAAATTAGGAAGCCGAGATGGACGGAGGGATCTCGGCTAAAACGAGGGTCCACACGTTACTCCCCCGCTCGCTTTGCGCCTCGTGCCCTGGTGTACCCTTGCTCCTCTTCAAACTTCGCGATGGCGGAGGGGTGAACTCGACGATCTTTAGAACCTGGGATACGAATCCCGATCAGAAGTCCTTTGTCAATCCAGTTAGAAGCTGTTTTAGCTGAGACTCCAAAGTGGTTCGCAATTTGGCCGGTGGTCCACCAATGAACGCCCATTTCTCCGGGCTTCGTAACGTCGAGGCGAAGTTTGTTACGAGCTCTACTCATGGCCGGGGAGTGGGTCAGGCTCGGAGATGTAGGAGGGAGGTACGAGGTACCAACCTTCAGGGATTTGAACGGGGTTGTTGCTCAGCGTCCATTCGCCGTCGACA